GTCAATACGTTGGAAGTAAAAAGACGTCGTAAAACTATCGAGTAAAGGGTGAGTTATGGCAATTTATACCGCCAACGATCAAATTAATGGGGCGCTACGTCTATTAGGGGTGTTGGCTGAAGGTGAAACACCGTCCGCCGCCACATCGCAAGATGCTTTAACAGCTTTAAATCAAATGATTGATTCATGGAATACTGAGCGTCTATCGGTATTTTCTACACAAGATCAAGTATTCAATTGGCCACCTAATATATTAAGTAGAACGCTAGGGCCTACAGGTGACTTTGTAGGTAATCGACCTATTTTGATAGACGATTCTACTTACTTCCTTGATCCTGCCAATGGTATTTCGTTCGGTATTAAAATTATTAATCAACAACAATATGACGGTATCGCCGTTAAAACAGTTACTAGCACATATCCACAAGTAATATGGATTAACATGACATATCCTAATATTGAAATGTATGTCTATCCTAAACCAACAAAAGTATTAGAATGGCATTTTGTTTCTGTTGAAGAATTAACACAACCTGCTACTTTAGCAACACCTATAACATTCCCCCCAGGCTATTTACGCGCTTTTAAATATAACTTAGCGTGTGAGTTTGCTGCCGAGTTTGGTGTTGAGCCAAGCCCACAAGTATCACGGATTGCAATGACGTCTAAACGCAACCTAAAACGTATTAACAACCCAGATGACATTATGTCATTACCGTATAGTATTGTTGGCACACGTCAACGGTACAATATATTTGCAGGAAATTATTAAGGATAAATCATGGCTACGATTGCTATTTCAGCTTTACCCGTCGCAACTTCTCAAGCTGGGGCTGACGTGTTGCCAATTGTGCAAGCAACTACTAGCACGACTAAACAACTGTCTATAACTAATTTGTTTACTAGCCCCGCGTTTGTTACGCCCACTTTAGGTGTAGCAACAGGCACAAGTCTTAGCACAACAGGTAATCAAGTTATTTCAAGCACAGGTAAACATGGCTATGCTACAGGTTCAGGTGGTACTGTAACGCAAATTACTAGCAAAGCAACAGGCGTAACATTAAGTAAGTCTACTGGGCAAGTTACATTAAACAACGCTGCGTTAGCTGCCGATACAACTGTTAGTTTTACCTTAACTAATACTGTAATTGAAGCAGGTGATATTTTAATAATGAATCATATTAGCGGTGGTACGGCTGGCTCTTATTTATTAAATGCTCAGTCAGCAGCAGGATCAGCAAGCATTAATGTGCGTAATATTACAACAGGTTCATTATCTGAAGCTATTGTTATTGCATTTGCGGTAATTAAGGCTGTAACCGCATAAACAATGAAAACCCCGATTTTAGGTCAATCGTATGTTGCACGTAGTATTAATGCGGCAAATGCCCGTATGGTTAATCTTTTTCCTGAAGTTGTAACTGAGGGAGAAGAAACAGGGTTTTTACAACGCGCGCCAGGGCTAAAGTTTTTACAAACTATTGGCGACGGCCCTATTAGGGCATTGTGGGCGCACCAAACAAATGGTTCAGATTTCTATGTAGTGTCTGGACAAAAATTTTATAAACTAACAGGTACTACTGCCACACCAACGCTTTTAGGTACTGTATCAGGTACAGGCCCAGTATCTATTGCCGATAATGGCACACAAATATTTTTAGCGTGTAACCCCGATGGTTTTATTTATAACGAAGTAACTAACGTATTTGCACAAATTACCGATCCTGATTTCCCTGGCGCCGTGACCGTATCGTACTTAGATGGTTATTTTGTGTTTAACCAACCCAATAGTCAAATAATATGGGTGTCTCAACTATTAGATGGCTCATCTGTTGATCCATTAGACTTTGCTAGTGCTGAAGGTTCACCTGACGGTGTAGTAGCGCTCATATCAGATCACCGTGAGCTATGGGTGTTTGGTACGGATTCTGTAGAAGTTTGGTACGATTCAGGCGCCGCAGATTTTCCTCTTACGCGTATTCAAGGTGCTTTTAATGAAATTGGTTGCGTCGCACCATTTTCAGTTGCTAAGTTAGATAACGGTTTATTTTGGCTAGGCACAGACGCCCGTGGTCAGGGTATTGTTTACCGTGCTAACGGCTACACAGGTGTTCGGGTTTCTACCCATGCAATTGAATGGCAAATACAACAATACGGCAATATATCCGACGCGGTGGCGTATACCTATCAGCAAGACGGCCATGCGTTCTATGTAATTAGTTTTCCAACTGGCAACGCTACATGGGTTTATGACGTATCTACGCAGGCGTGGCATGAGCGTGCAGGCTTTATTGACGGTGAATTTACAAGGCATCGTAGTAATAACCAATGTAATTTTGGCGGCACAATTATTGTTGGTGACTATCAAAACGGCAACATTTATCAGCTTGACTTAAATACTTACGCAGATAATGGACAGCCTCAAAAATGGTTGCGCTCATGGCGCGCATTAATGCCAGGGCAAAATAACTTTAAACGTACAGCACAACATACTTTGCAACTTAATGCCGAAACAGGCGTGGGGTTAGAAGTATACCCAGAGTATTTACCTGAAGATATAGCAACCGAAGATGGCAAAGAAATTATTGCTGAGTATGTACAAACTACTTTAGCTACTCAAGCTGGATTAGAATTAACTACTGAGTCAAATGATGAGTTTGAACTTATAGGTACTAACACAAGCCCCGATGACATTAACGGTTATATTTTAGCGACTATTGGCTATCCAGCCGCGCCTGGCTATAATCCACAAGCCATGTTGCGTTGGTCAGACGATGCAGGTCACACATGGTCAAATGAGCATTGGTCATCAATGGGCAAAATTGGTCAATATGGATTCCGTACCTTTTGGCGTCGGCTTGGCATGACACAGAAGTTGCGTGATCGTGTCTATGAAGTGTCAGGCACCGATCCAGTAAAGATAGCCATTACCAACGCTGAACTATTGCTGTCACCAACTAATGCCTGATCCAATTAACATTACGCAGATTCCTGCGCCTAGAGTTGAGTTAATAGATCCACGCACAGGTTTAATGTCACGGGAATGGTTTAGGTTTTTTAATAACATTTATACGATTGTAGGCGCTGATTTAGGTATTATTCAAATACCGAATGGCGGTACAGGACTAAGTAGTTACCCTTTAGATGGTCAATTATTAATTGGCAATACAGCAGATCAAAAATATAACTTAAATACATTAACGGCTGGTTTAGGTATAGCTATTACTAACGGTGCGGGTACTATAACTATTGCTGGTACAGGCGGTACGGTTACTAGCGTGTCTGTTGTATCAGCTAATGGCTTTGCTGGTACGGTTGCTACAAACACTACTACACCTGCTATTACGTTAACTACGACCATTACAGGTATTCTTAAAGGCAACGGTACAGCTATCAGCGCAGCCGTAAGCGGTACAGACTATGCGCCAGCTACAAGTGGCACGTCTATTCTGTACGGCAACGGCGCAGGTGGATTTAATAATGTCACCGTAGGCACAGGGTTAACCTTTGCAACAGGCACGTTAAGCACAAGTGGCACCGTAACAACAAATGCGCCTGTTACCAAAACAGCTAATTTTAGTGTAGCATCTACAGATACATGGTTAATAAACAATAAGACAGGCTCTACTTGCACGGTTACGCTACCGTCACCATCGGCTAACACAGGGCGGGTTTTATATTTTATTAACTATCAGAATCAACTGTTAGTGTCAGCGTCTAGTAATGTTGTATCAAGATCAGGTGGAGCTGCGGGTACAGCCATACTAGATAACGTAGCAGGTAATTGGGCAACCATTGTGTCAGATGGCACAAGTTGGATTACAACGCAAGCAGCAACATTCAACAACTTATTGCTAGAATAATATGCAAATTGAGATGAACGTTACTTACGGACAAGGGTTTTTACCTACGCTACCTATGTTTGTAAATATGGGTTTGGCTAAGATTAATGTAACGCCTGACAAGATTGTTAAGTTGCAAGATGAGTTGCTTAAAATGGAACAAGCAGACATCGTAACTGAGCATACTTTTATGCCAAATGTTTACGAAAGAAAGATTACTGTGCCGCCTTGGTGTATTTTAACAGGAGCAGCGCATAAAACAGATTACAAAGTTCGGCTAGAAAAGGGTACAATTGCTGTTAATATTGGCACAGAAGTAAAAATATTGACTGCGCCATGCGAATTTGATGCTTGTGCTGGCGAACAACGTGTTGGCCGCGTATTTGAAGATGAAGTGATTTGGGTAGATATTTACGCAAATCCTGATGATTGTAAAGATATAGCAGTCCTAGAAGATCGACTTTATGTTGTGCCTAAATGTGGCTTAGGGGAAAATAGAGTTAAACAATTAGCGACAACAAACACAGCTAAACTTGTTAACGAAGGAGAAATATAATGGCAGGATGGGTAGCAGCATCAATAGGTGGCGCAGCCTTAATAGGCGCTTATTCATCTAGTAGAGCCTCTAGCGCACAACAACAAGCGGCGGGTGAAGCTACGCAAGCGCAACGAGATATTTCTGGTCAACAAACAGAAATTCAACGTGATATTGCTGAAAAACAATTAGCGTTGCAACGCGAACAATACAACAAACAAATTGAATTAGGCGAACCATTTAGACAAGGTGGCCTTACTGGTCAAAATATGTTGTTAGCACAGTTGCAAGGCCCATACGGTTCAGCTAAATTTGGTGGCGTGCCAGGCTACGACCCAGCATCTGCTATGCAAAATTTTGGTGGCGTTGCGGGTTACGATCCAGCGTCTGCTATGAGAAACTTTGGCGCGTCTGACTTTCAAGCAGACCCAGGCTATGCGTTCCGTCTATCTGAGGGCATGAAAGCTCTTGACCGTACAGCAGCGGCTAGAGGTGGCTTATTGTCAGGCGCTACTCTTAGAGGAGCGCAACGCTACGGATCTGATTTAGCATCGCAAGAGTATGGCAACGCTTATAATCGTTTTCAAACTAACCGCGCCGCACAATCGCAAGAGTATCAAAATGCGTTTAACCGTTATCAAGCTGAACGCGCTGCAAGAGAACAAGGCTATGGTAATGCGTTTAACCGTTTCCAAACTGAACGAATTAACACGCTAGCACCTTTGCAAAGTCTAGCAGGCGTAGGACAGTCCGCTACGCAACAAGCCCAACAAGCGGCACAAAACTTTGCTACAGGGGCTACTAGCACATACGGCGCTTTAGGCGCGGGACAAACAAGTGCATTAGGCAACTTTGGTAACGCTCAAGCTAGTAACATTATCGGTGCAGGCAACGCAAGAGCGTCTGGCTATGTTGGTGGGGCTAATGCGTTAAGTGGCGGAGTAGGACAAGGGTTAAACTTTTACCAAAATCAAAATTTAGCAAACCAATTACAATATAACAATTTAGCTAATCAATACGGCGGGGGTAATGTGTATATGCCTAGCGGTAGTACTGGTAGTACAAATTATATGGCTAATACAGGCTTTATTGAATAAGGGCTAATTATGGCAACTATTGATCCAAGTATCGCAATGGGTTACAAGCCCATTCAAATTGAAAATCCATTAAATCAGTTGGCGGCGTATTCGCAGATTCAAGGCGCGCAACAAGGTCAACAACTTAACGCGCTAAAGATGCGTCAAGCGCAACAAGACTTTAATACGCAAAATGCGTTAGCTGAAGCATATAAAGGTGCGTTTAATCAAGACACAGGTGCTTTAGACTATAACCTTTTAACTAAACGATTAGCTGAAGGCGGCGCGGGAACAGCTATCCCTGGTGTTATTGAAGCACAAAAAAAAGCTGCGTTAACGGAACAACAATTAAAAACACAACAGGCGGCGGAACAAAAAAGTATCACAGAAACAAAAGCTCAAAAATTAAAATTAATTCGTGAAAAAACATCCGATTTAAAATTTAATCCATCTGACGACAATATTAGAGCGCACGCTCAAGACGGCGTGTTAGAAGGCGCTTGGACACCTCAGCAAGCGGATGCTTTTGTGCAAGATTTAATTTCAATTCCTTTAGCGCAACGCGCGTCAATTATTGCTCAACGGGGATTAGACGCTGAAAAACGTGTTACAACTCAAGAAACCGCACGTGCTAACGCCGAAAGAGAAAGAAATGCAAGACGTCAGACTGATATATCAGGCGGTCAATTAAACTTAGCAGAACGACGATTAGCTGCGGACTTAGATCCTAACGTACAAGCAAAACTTGCCGCCTCTAAAGCAGCAGGTACAACAACAGGTAAAGCACAAGCGGCGGCGGCCATAGCGTTGCCAAATGCTATTGCAACAAGTGAGAGCCTTCTTAACAAAATTGATGCTATGGTTGGAACACCTGCCGTTAAAGATAAGAACGGTAAAGTTATTAATCCAGGCACAGCGCCTCACCCAGGCTTTACAGGTGCAGTAGGTATGGGTAGAGGAGTTACATTAGGTATACCAGGCGTTGAACAACTTATACCTGGCACTCCCGCGGCTGACTTTAAAGCACGTTTTGATGAAATTATGGGCGGCGCTTTCTTAGAAGCCTTTGAGACTCTTAAAGGCGGTGGTGCTATTACTGAAACAGAAGGTAAAAAAGCAACAGCAGCTAAAACAAGGATGAGTTTAGCGCAAAGTGAAAAAGAATTTCTTACTGCCGCTAACGAATACAAAGCTATTGTTAAAACAGGTATTGAAAGGGCTAGGAAAAAAGCAGGTGAAGCGCCATCAGGCGGTGTTGATATTGATGCTTTATTGAAAAAGTACGAATAACATGGCTACTTTTGAACAGTTAAGTTCTGCCCTTGTTAAAGCTGATGCAGCGGGTAATGTTGATGACGCAAAAGCATTAGCAAGTGAAATCAAACGTATGCGTGGCGAAACACAAGCGCCAACAGTCATTATTGAAGCTGCGCCCGAAACACGTCAAAATGTTGGTGCTGAACCTGATCGAGGGTTGTTTGATAAAACAATTCGTAATGTAATTGGAAAAGGTGCTGATTTAGCAAGCGTAGGCGCAGGGTTGTATACAGGCGTTGGCGACATTGTACTTGGCGGTCAAAGATTGCTTGGTCAAGGTTTGACAGCGTTAGGTGCAAAAGACACAGGGCAATCTTTAACCGAAGATGCCATACGTCGTCAAGCTATGCAACAACAGTTTATTGCGCCGTATGAAAAATATGCTCCTGATTTAACAGGCGCAAGTAGATTTACAGGGCAAGTATTACCTACGTTGCCTGTAGGGGGTGTAATTGCTAAACCTGTACAAATGTTAGGTCAAGCTATACCTGGTTTAGCAACCGCAACTGCGCCAATAGTGCAATCACTTAGATCAGGCGGATTTACAACAGGAGTAGCTCCAACAAATTTAGCTGGTAGAACTGGTAATGCGTTAGCAAAAATAGCTGGCGGCGCTACTGTTGGCGGTGTATCGTCAGCTTTAATTAATCCTGAAGAAGTTGAAACAGGCGCTAGTATTGGCGCTGTCGCACCTTTTGTTGTACCGCCTGCGGTTAAATTTTTAGCCATAGGCGCGGGTAAATTTGTTGATGCGGCTACAGGCAAACTAGCTAATGTTGAGGCGGGTAAGATTGCTCGTCAAGCAGCTGGTGATCAGATTAATCAAATTCGTGCAGCCAACGGTGCAGCGCCATTAGATATTAACGCAGCACAAGCAGCGTATGGTATTGACAATGACGTCTATCAAGCATTTTTAGGGTTTGTGTCTGGCAAAGATAAATCTAGCTATTACCGTGTTCTTAAAGATAAACAAAAAGCAGAGCAATTAAATCAGTTAGCGCGTCTAGCTGGTGGGCCATCTATAACTGAAAACCTAACATCTGTAAGCGAATTTAAAAATGCGTTAAACAGATTAATGACACCAATTCGTGAAACTGACTTAACAGCCGCTAACCTTGCAGGTACTCTA